TAAAGATGATATTATTGCTATCTTTATAGCAGAAGGGATCCTTCCTAAAAACTTTTTAAGTTTAGATAAGGACCCAAATCAACTACCAAGATTAAAAAATGAAGTCAAAGCTTAAAGAGTGTGACGGTTGTGGAAAAGAAACTGTCATATGGAAGAACCATGAGGGATTCAAATACTGTAAATATTGCTGGAGTTGCCAAAAAGCCATTAATAATGACAGTTCACAGAAACCAACTGATTATAAAATCCCTCAGGTTTCTTCTAAAAGAAAGAAAAAAGACCAAGAGTATCTCAAATTGAGAGAAAAGCATTTATTGGTGAATAACCTGTGTCAGGTAAAGGTGAATGGATGTAGTCATATGGCTACTGATATTCACCATACCTATGCAGGAGCTAATAGAGATGCTTTTTATCTAGTTCAGAGTACTTGGAAAGCAGTCTGTAGGAATTGTCATGATTGGATACATGCTAATCCTGTAAATGCTAGGACTATGGGATGGTTAAAATAATGTAATATGATTAAAAAAAATAAAAGAAAATGGCAAGAAGAAAAACTGCCAATTATTATGTCTACAGGAATAATAAGAAATCACACAGTTTGTAAAAAGTGTAATATTACTCTTTGTGAAAAAAATGAAATGTTATATGAACGTTCATATAAAGGTGTAAAATATTCCTTAAACATGGGACAATGTAAGGCCTGTCATTCAAAAACAAGTTTTTGTAAATATAAGTATGAAGATCCTATTCTAAATAAGTATTCACTTATTGAATACAAGAGAGTAGCTAAAAAACTGCATCACTTTAGAAATGCAGAAACATATAAAGCAAGATCTAGAGAATTTGCAAGAAATGCTATACTTAACATTAGTGATGACTATTCAAGACTTTGCTTATTATCACACCCATATTTAGATCTTAAAAGATCTGATATAACTCCTGAGATGATTGAGCTTCATAGAAAACAATTAATAGTTAAACGTAAACTTAAAAAACAAGGAATATGGGTAAGGTAAACACAAAACAGATCAAAGATGTTGCTGACAAATCAGAAGTGATTGGCAACAAGGCTTATGAAAATTTTAACAAAGATGGCAAACTTGAAGCTGGGAAGCTTGCAATTGCTGCATTTAAGAATACTCTTTATGCAAACAGTCTTTTAATTAAGACAGAAAAGATCTAAAATATGACAAAGGATCAAGTCCAAGAAGAAGCAATTAAAGCTACTGAAGGTAGACAAAAATGTAGTTTAGTTCTTGGAACAGGTGAAATAATTAATAATTAAAAATAAATAATATGAATGCAAAAGAAAAAGCAAAAACATTACAAAAAAGTACTAATTACCAAGCTAAAAGAATGTATAGTGAGGAAGATTTAAGAGAAGCATTTAGACAAGGTGAAAACAATGTAGGTTATAACAGTAAATATGGTTACATCTTTAAATTAACAGAAAAAGAGTGGTTTGAACAATTTAAAAATTAACCTTTAAATCAGAATAGAATGGAAAGTCAGGTGGCGGAATGGTAAACGCTGAGTTAGAATTGGTATTGGGAGATGCAGTGTGGAAGCTGTACCGCCCGTCAACAAAGCCGCTAACAACCATTACAGGTTCGAATCCTGTCCTGACTACTAACCTTTAAATCAGAATAGAATGAAAACTTCTTATTTATTAGGGACAAGATTCTTGTAAAATTAATTTATTATTTGTATCTTTATACTATGAATATAGATAAAGGATTTGGATACAAAAAATGTGGTATTTATTGTATCAAAAATATTACAAATAATAAGTGTTACATTGGAAGCAGCACTCATATTTATTATAGGCTTAGGAGACATAAATCTGATCTAATAAGACAGGTCCATGCAAATCCTATTTTACAAAATGCTTATAATAAATATGGTGCTGATTCATTTGTGGTGTTCATAATTGAGGAATGCGTTGAAGATGTAGTTTTAGAAAGGGAACAATATTATATTGATACTTTACTTCCTGTTTATAATATAACAAAAGAAGTGATAAACAATAGACCATCTCCTGAGTCTAGATTGAAAATATCTAATACTATGAAAGCTAAAATACAAGCTGGTATTAGAGTCAATCCTATGAATGAAGCTAAAAGAAAACAGATTGATTTGTATGATTGTAATTGCAACTTTATAAAAAGATTTGATTCTTATAATGATGCTGGTAGATATCTTAAAGTACTATACCCAAGATTGACTCCTGATAGTATATCTATTGTTGTTAAGAGCAGAAGAGGTAGGTATAAAGATTACTATCTTATAAAACCAGGTACTGCATGTGACAATAGTAATCCAAGATTTGAATTTGTAAATATTAAAGTGACAGATATTGTTACAAACACAGAAAAAGTATTTAAAAGTTTAAAAGATGTTGCAGAGCATATAGGCTGTAGTAAATCTAGTATACATCTATCAATAAGAAAAAACAGACCTTTATTAAAAAAATTTAAAATTGAGAAATTATGATTAGAGAAGATGTACAAAGAGATGCACTATTAGCTACAGATGGAAAGAGAGTATGTTCTTTAGTATTGGCTACTGGTGTGGGTAAGACTCTAGTTGGTCTTACTCACATGGAACTCAATACTACTCCACTGATGAGATGTCTTGTAGTAGCGCCAAAGAAGGCAATCTTCCAGTCCTGGAAAGATGATGCTGTAAAATTTGGTAAAGAAAATTTATTAGGTAGAATGACATTCGCTACTTACTTAAGTCTGAACAAACACAATCCTAATGATTATGATGCTGTCTATTTGGATGAGATGCATAGTCTATTGGATAGTCACCGGGGATTTCTCCAGTTATTTAGAGGTAAAATTCTAGGTCTAACTGGTACTCCACCTAAGAGAGATTATTCAGAGAAGGGTAAATTAGTAAATGAATTCTGTCCAGTAGTATTTACATTTAAAGCAGATGATGCTGTGGAGAATGGAATACTAAATGACTACCAGATAGTAGTACATCAGTTACAGTTAACTAATAATAAAGTGTATCCGGTCAAGACTGGTAATAAACAGTATCTGTCATCTGAAATAGATAACTATACATATTGGTCTAGAAGACTGGATGTAGGTTCTGGTAATATCCATATGCTTAGAGTTATGAGAATGAAAGCTTTAATGGAGTATCCAAGTAAAGAATTATATACTAAAAAGCTAATGGAAAGTATTAGCACCAAGTGTATTGTATTTGCTAATACTCAAGCACAGGCTGATAAGTTGTGTCCATATAGTTATCATAGTAATAATAAAGAGTCAGAGAATAATTTACTTATGTTTAAGGAAGGGAAAATTAATAAACTTTCTACTGTACTGCAGTTAAATGAGGGTGTGAATATTCCTAATCTTAAACAAGGTATTATTATGCATGCATATGGTAATGAGAGGAAAGCAGCACAGAGAATAGGTAGGTTACTCCGGTTAAATCCAGATGATAAGGCTATTGTGCATATACTATGTTATATGGATACAGTTGATGAAAAATGGGTTAAAGAAGCTTTAGAGAACTTTGACCAGACTAAAATTATTTGGAAAGATTTTAATATTTCATTATATTAGTAGTATGGAAGATGTAAAAACACATAAGTTAGTATTGCATAATGATGATGTTCATGACTTTTTATATGTTATTGCCTGTCTTATAAGGTTCTGTAATCATGATGCTACACAAGCTGAGCAATGTGCTATTACAGTTCATAATAGAGGCAAATGTTCTGTTAAATCTGGTAATTTTCTAGAGATGTTAGAAATTAAAAATGACTTAGAAGATCTAGAATTAAAAACAGAAATTGAAGAATATGAAGGTCATTTGTATTGACTCAGCTAATAAACCCGGTAAAATCCCAATGGAAGAATGGATAGAAGAAGGTGTAGTATACACTGTAGTATCTGTTATAAATATGGGATTACAACCAGGTAAAGTAGGACTTGTACTCAAAGAAGTCCAACTGTCCAAAAAGTCCTTTCCTTATGAGTATTATGATGCAACTAGGTTTTTACCATTAGAAGCATTAGTTGCTAAAGAGAAAAAAGTAGAGGAAAAGGAAGCAGAACTAGATTTAGTATAGTATGGAAGATTATGGTAAAGAAGATGTGTTAACAGCACTTCTTCCTTTGATTACCAAAACTAGAAAAAGAGTTCTTGTTGATCAAAGAAGTTATCTTATTGGAATTCTTGCATATAGATTCATGATGACAGAGCATACAATTGCTAAGACTATTGGATTGCACAGAGATGTTGTTAACTATAACAAAAGACTAGTAAGACAACTTCATGGTGATAAATCATATCAGGAAAATATTTATGTATATGCGCAGATGTTTCCATTTGACTTTAGTACAGTTAATGACCATGTAAAGGTTGGTAGGGCTGTAAGAGTGGAATTAGATTTAGATAGAAGATTTTATAACAAACTAAAAGCAGCAGGTTCTATTCTTGGTCATAGAGACATAAGAGTTACAATTAAATTATTTTTAGAAAAAAGTTTGAAATTATGGGAAGAATGAAGGAAATTTGTATAGAAATTATGGAGGCAAATGGAGGAATACCAGAAGGTATGACTATAGCAGATGTTGCTAGAATGAAAGAGTTAGAAATTTTTGAATGGAAAGAGTATGAGAGAAAAAAAGATAGCTTTAGATTACAATCTTTTGAACAAGAGAATCCAGGAGAGATTGGAAAAGTACAACAAGCAAACAAAAAATTCTCAGCTCACTACGGACAAGCCAGAGAAGAAAAAAACAGTGAACAATGAAGAAGGTGATTAAATGAAACATTTTCTAAAATATCTGGTGGTATGGATAAGTCAAAACTTATCCGTACCTTTCTGGATGGTAGGTCATGTACATTTGATGTCTACTATTTATGAGGATATTCATGAAATAATAGCATCTTGTGGTATGAACATACTAGTTGCTATTGGTTTTATTATTGATTATTTAGAAAACAAAAAGAAAGATGAAAGTAATAATTGAATTTTCAGATGAAGATGCTGCATCTGATGCTCAGGTAGCATTAGAGGGTTGGAAGTATAGAGCTGCTATATGGGAAATAGATCAGTATCTTAGAAATGAAGTTAAGTATAATGAGAAACTTCCTTCTGAAGTAGGAGAGGCTTATGAAAAGTTAAGAGATAAGATCCGGGAGATTTTATCTGATAGCAACCTAACAATGGAATAGTCATGAGAATACTATTTGAATTAATATATGTAGCACTAATCAGCTGTATATATAAAAATCTAGATTAATATGTCTGTAGTAGAAAAAGTTACTAGGAAGTCTATGGTTATTAGACCTTCCGGAAGAAGTACTGACTTTATTTCACCAAGTTTTGGACATGGTTGTCTTTATAACTGTAGTTACTGTGTGACTCCAGATACCTTAATTACTACTCCATCTGGTTTAAAAATGGCTGGAGATATTCAGGAAGGAGAGCAAGTAATTTCTTTTTCCCTGGATACCGGGAAAGTTGAAACAGACTTAGTGACTGTAATTGGTCAACGGGATACTGATGAACTTTACGTAATTGAAGTAGATGGACAAAGTGTGACCGTAACTGGAGAGCATCCTTTTTATACAAAGAATAGAGGTTGGGTAGAAGCAAGACATCTAACTGAAGATGATGAACTGCTTTGTGATACTGGTGATTTAGTCCAATAATGTTATTTGTATCAAATACATCTATATCAGCAAGTTTACAAAACCATCTTGGGATAATATGATGGTAGTCAATGTTCTCAGTACTATTGGTTAATGCACAGTGTGTAAAGTTTAAATTCTTTTTAAGTTTATACCAGTCATTAGATTGATATTCTATAGCATGTGAGCTACCATCTAAGTAATTAGGATTACCGGAGCCTTGATATCTTTCAGATATAATTTGGCCCTGATTCTTTTTACCAAGTCCTTGTTCAGTACAATCAGAACAATAACCATTTCTAGCTTTAGATTTAGGAGATTGTTCACCACAAATTTTACATATAACCCATTGTGTACTTGCTGAAGGAAGACTCTTATCAATTGTAAATAATAAACCTTCAAATCTTTTCATAGTTCTGAAGTCTCTTTTGTAAAATTTACCAGCCTCTTGGAATGTTCTGAAGACTGGTCTTGATTGTTGATTGAACAATTCAAAATAATTTGTTTCACAGGTAGAATTGCAATAGGTTGTAGACTTTTTTGTAATTTTACCACAATATTTACAGCTCATGGAGTTAAAGTTTAAGAAAATAAAAGCTATTACAAAGATAGCAAAAGATACAAAGGTTGTTAACTTTTCTGTAAAAAAGAATGAGAATTATTTTGCAAATGGAATATTGACTCATAACTGTTACATGAAAAGACACAAACCGGAAGGACTTTCTGTAGCTACAAATACTATGGATATCCTGACAAAGATTAATTCACATGCTTATTTTGCAACAGTAGAAAAACCTAATCAAACAGGAGAGTATGTAACCTATGATATATCCTGTAATGAAGACTTTGCTCTACATGCTAAGTACCATGAATGGGAGAAGATATTTGCTTTCTTCAGAGATCATCCACTTGCTATGGGTTCATTTGCTACTAAGCATGTAAACAATGAATTACTAAAATTTAATCCAGAAGGTAAAATAAGAATAAGATTCAGTCTTATGCCTGAAAAATGGAGAAAAGTTCTTGAACCGAATACAAATTCCCTTGATGAAAGACTTAGAGCTGTTACAGATTTTATTAATTCTGGTTATGAAGTACATCTAAATTTTAGTCCTGTTATAGTACATGATCATTGGTTAACTGAATATGAACTTTTATTTGATATTATTGCTAAACACTGCTATATGTATAATTGGCCAAAAAATTCTGTAAAAGCTGAAGTAATATTTCTGACTCATAATGAACAGAAGCATTTGTATAATTTACAGAATAAACTTCCAGGAGAAGAACTATTATGGGTACCTAAAATACAGGAAGGGAAAGTATCACAGTATGGTGGAAAAAACATTAGGTATGAACATAATAGAAAAGCTGATTATATCAAACAGTTTGTTAAAATGCATGATGAGATAATACCTTGGAATACAATTAGGTATTGTTTTAATTTTTTATTACTTTTGTCTCAAATTATATAATTATGGGAGCAAAAGAAATAGATATTACAGGTCAGAAATTCAATAAGTTAACAGCAATTAACTATGCTGGTGGTGAAAAATGGGTATTTGAATGTGAATGTGGCAATGTTATTATAAAACAAGCTAGTGATGTAAAAAGAGGTAAGACAAAATCTTGTTCTAGATTATGTACTACAGGTAATCCAAGTAAACATCCTTTGTATCAAACTTGGGATGGAATTAAAAAAAGATGTTATCAAGTAGGAGCCACTGGCTATCATAATTATGGAGGTAGAGGTATTAAGATGTGTGATGAATGGAAAAATTCATTTTGGACTTTTGTAAGTGATATGGGTAATAAACCTTTTTCAGTTTCAACAATTGAGAGAGTTGATAATAATGGTGACTATTGTAAGGAAAATTGTATTTGGGCAACTATTAAAGAACAAGCTTCAAATAGAAGGAATAATATCTATATCACTTATCAAGGTGAAGTCTATACTCTTTATACTATTTGTAAGTTATTACAGCTTAAATATAGTACTATTTACTGGAGATTACAAAGAACTTCATTATATCCACAAAAGTACTTTGAAAAAAATATTTTTTAGCTATGACACTGAGAGAAACAGAATTAATAGGAAATGCTCTTGTTAAAAAGTTGGGTTTTAGAAGAAATAAACTTAATCATAATGTTTATAATTTAAGTTACCAGCATATTGCTATTGAAGTAGAGTTTTATGCAAAAGGAACTAGATGGGGTGTCAATGTTGTTTATCATATTGATACAGGTACTGTAGTTACATTTCATGGTACTGCTATAAATATTGATAATATAATTCCTGATGCCGATAAGTTAATTGGTATGTTTTATTTTATTAGATTATGATTAAAATATTTAGAGACAAGAAAATTGTAAGTCTTATTGAAAATATATGCCATGAACATCATATGGTATGTAAAGTAGAAGATAGTAATATGGGATATTTATGGTATATGTATACCCATGGTACTAAGAAAGGGAGTTTTAGACCATTTATTTTTCTATCTGAGTTAAACTTATTAGTAAAAACAGGATATATTACAGAAGATGAGAAACAGAATCTCTTGGGAATGTTCCTAAGTTCAGATGATGACAATGCTTATCTTACTGCATATTCTATAATTACTTTAAGAGATAAAAGAATAAAAGAAATGGGACTATGGACCCTTGACAATGAAAAGTATAAGGATATTAATTATACTACAGATATAATTAGTCCTGAAACATTTTTAAGTAATAAGTTATGACATGTGTTAAATGTGGAGCTCCGGCTACCAAGAGGTATAGTCCGGATCTGGATATTAAAGGAATTGGAATGTGTGATGAGCATGAAGAAGAAATAAAACTTGATTTGCTTGTCACACAATTTGATCCAAAAGGTTGGGAGAAGTTTGAAAAGAAATATTTGAAGAATGAAAAGACTAAAAAAGATTCTTGATTTTATAGGGTTTATAGAGCAAGAAAAAATTAATGCAATGATATATTGCGGTGGACTTAAATAATTGCATATGACAGAACAAGAATTAGTTGATTTTGGCTTTGAAAAGGTTGAGATTACAGATCATGATAGTCAAAATGGTTATGATTATTA